AGGCCACGAATTTCAGGCGAAAAGCACCGAAGTTGACAGGCTTCGGCAGATCGAATTCCTTGCTGGTCCAGGTGTACGAATAGGGGATCGTGTTGGTCGGGTCCCACAGGCGCACCTGATTGTTCTGCACCAGATAGACATCGCCTGAGTAGGCATCCGTCTGAATCGCCTGCACGTCGCTGAAGCGATCGAGCGTGGACAGGGGCGCCAGTTGCTCCGCGGGCGAATAGATGAAGCCGCTGGCCGCGGTGTAGAACGCCAGATATTGCAGACCATATGATGTCGCCATCACCGTGGTCGGCGAGAACAGATCCAGCCACTCCTCGCGCGTGAACAGTTGCTCGGTGGTCAGGTAGCTCTGCGTGGAATCATTCAGGATGATCCCCTGCGGAGAAGCATAGTAGACACCAAACAAAGTCGTCGCGAGACTGCGGCGACTGACGCAGGGATCGATCGAGTCCAGCTTCTGCATCGTCACCGAGGTCGGCGACATGCCAGTGCCGATGTACGGATGCGAAGTCGTTGCCACCACGATGCAGTTATTGAAGATCGCTATCCCGACGATCTCCGTCTGCATGGTCTGCACGTTCGTGAGGGGCCATGCGTGCGGCTGGTAAGGCTCGCTCATCCAGAGCGTGCGGCCGGAGAACCCGACCAGGAAGCCACCGGGGTGGGCGACGATGCCCATGAGGTCAGCCGGCGGCCCGGTCCAGCCCAGCGAGGGCAGTGAAAAATTCAGCGCGATGGTCTCGTCCGAGGCGCTATCGACATAGGGCGTGCTCGAGCCGAAGGCGATATCCGCGACGAAGTAATACTCGGTGGTCGTGGCGCCTGCCACGGTGCGGTATAGACGCACGAACTCGATGGAGGAGTCGCTTGGATTGGGTATGGTGGTGTCCCAACCACTGATGGTCCAACCACCACTGTCGGCGCCAATGGCGACCGTGGGCGAGCTCGGCGATCCTTCCTCACCAAACGATGACACGAAGGTGTAGATGTACGCGCGCGAGGTCGCGGTGCCGCTGGCTGGAGATACCACCGGCACGTTGACGGGGGTCGGGATCCCCAGCACGTATGGCGCGGCGGCGGCATTGATACGCGCGCGGGTGTTGTAGCTCGGCTTGCCGCTGTGGGACAGCGGGTCGCTGGTCCAGTAGTAGCGCTCGAAAGAATCATTCAGGACTGGCGTGCGGACGAAGTCCACTTCAGTGGAGGTGAAGCCGATCCACTGGTCCTGAGAGTTCAGGGGGATGGGTGCTCCCACACTCTGAGGGAGACGAAAGGCCCGAACGATCTCGGTGCCGCTGAAGCCAGGATCCGTCGTGAAGTCGTGCAACAGGCTGGTCTCGTGCAGGCCGCGCAGCTCTCCCGAGAGCAGCTTCGCATTCTGCGCGGACACCGCCCCGTTCTGGGGCAGCAGCCTCGCCGACCAGCGGGGGGCGATACCGGCGAAGTCCTGGATCTTGAGTACCGACATGCCCCTATCCTATCAGGAAGTTACGAAGAAGGCGGCGCCGCCACGGGCGGTGCGGGCTGGTTCACATACCGATACCAGCGCGCGAACTTATTGATCAGCTCCTTGACGTTCTCGGAGTGGATCAAGTTCTGCAGCGGCGCAGATGCAGCATGCCCGATCAGGGCATTGAAGTCCTGCTCGGTGAACTCGGGGGCAGCGGGCGGGGTCGGTGCGGGATTCATGAATGAGCTCCTGGGGTCGGTGCAGGTGTCGGGGCGGGCGTGAAGGTCGCGCCGGGGATCAGCAATGGTATGAGAAATTCAGCGACGGCGTTCTTGTCCGCACAATACTGATGGACCGGCGGGGTCGGCATTGGGGTGGCTGCGCCGGGCGTCGCGAACACCGTGACGATGTATCCATTGTCAATCTGCGATATCTGAAGCGTTGGTGCTTGCATACTGTCGTCCTTAATGTGATTCGAGATGGGCTACGCGGGTGCGAAGCGATTTCAATTCCGCGACCAGCAATGGTATCAGTTTTGATTGGTCCAGGCCCATGCGCGAGCGCTGCGTCGATACAAGCCCTGGCAGCGCTTCGACATCGCCCAGATGGTCAATGATCGCAGCATGCACTTCCTGCGCAATGAACCCGTGCGTTACATGGTGCTTGCTGTGAGACCAGTCAAAGGAACGCACCTGCAGGGCGTCGATCAGCGCGCCGGCTGGGTCGGCGTCAACTATGTTTTCTTTCATGCGCGCGTCCGAGGCATTCACAATTGACACGGTGTGCGCGCTGGTGACGTATTCTATATAGCCATTGGCCGTGCCAGCGGAGTTGCTGAACTGTATCGCTGTGCCGGTGGTGGTGGTGTTACCGTAGCAGTTGATGCCAATGTTTGCGGTGCCTCCGTGATTCGCTACGATCGGGCCCCCGAAGTTGTGTTGGTAGTTTACTCCGCCAAAAATGCTGTCGTCATGCCACCATGTGGTAGAAAAAAACCCCAGCGCCCAGCCGCCGATACCAGGATCGTAGATGCCCCAAACGCTGCTGCCGTTAGACATCAGGGTGGGGAAGTGCCACCCGTCATTAATTTCAATGCCGGCGTAGCCGCCCGCCGACATCCCGGTTACTTGGATGGAGCCATAATACGCAGGCGCTGAATTGATAAAAACTTGGCCGTTGGACCCGAGCCAGATAACGCCCACCGTCGCAGACCGATAGGCTGTGATGTCTCCCTCGGACACGACGCCGGTGTTAACGCCGGTGGTGGCTGAATTAAAATAAACGCCGTTGTCCTGCAGTACCCAGCGGCGGGCCCAGGCGGCACTGTTGTATAGGTACATTTCCAGGGCGTAGTTATTCGTGCCGCCGGTGCCGGCAGCCTGAATAAAAGCGGCTATGTTGTGGGTAGTTTCCTGGAACTGAATTCCGGGGCCCTCTCCAACTGTTCCGGGGTTGGATCCCGCGCGGCTGATGAACAAGTCCGCCGCCTGCGTGGTCGGCGCATTCCCGCTGATGATCGTCAGCGCGTTGTGGCCGTTCGCTCCCGTGATCGTGAGGGCTTGGTTGGTGTGGTTCCAAACAAACCCGGCGTCCCCTGCAAACGCTCCGCTGTTGTTGTACTGAACCTGAGTATTGGAGCCGCCAGGAGTTCCGCCGCCACCCGTGCCATTCGCAGCTACGGTCACGCGGCCCTGGGCGTCCACCGTGATATTGGCATTGGTGTAGCTGCCAGCGGTCACGCCCGAGGCCGGAAGATCCGCGGCGAGCAGCGAGCGGAACGTGGGGGCAGCGGCGCTGCCTGAGCCGGGGCCTGCCCACACGAGATTTGCGCTCTGCGTGGCGAGCGTCGTGGCCAACGTACCAGCACTCGTAACGGGCGAGCCGGCCACGCTGAAGATCGCCGGCATCGTGAGGCTGACCGATGTAACGCTGCCGGCGGGAGTCGCAGCCCAGGTCATATCGTCGCGCAGGAACTTGCCCGATGGCGTGCCGGTGGCGGGCACCGCGCCCGACAGCGTCGTGGTGGCGAGTGCAATCAGTGCCGTGAGCGCGGCCGCGTTCAGCGGCACCGGGGTCGAAGTTGCCCCGCTGTTGTTGCCCAGGACGGTATTGTTGGCGATGGACGTGAGCCCCACCGTCACACCAGACCCATAGGTTCCGGAGGCCGAAACACCATCGACCCCAGTGGGGCCTTGGTTGGGCGCGACGGTCGCAGCGCTGCCGGTGTTGACGTTCTGCGGCACGATCTGGCCATTGACCAGACGGGCGACGCCGGTGTTCAGCAGCTCAGAGACGCGCACGAAGGAGTCGCCAGGAGCGCCGCGCAGGCGCTGGGCCACCTCGACGGACTCCTTCAACTGCTTGAGGACAGCAGTGTGGTTGTCCGCCGAACTCGTCGGCGTAGAGATCGCCGATGTTTTGATCGGCGGAGTGGCCACTTAATCCGCCGTCGCGACGAGCGCTCCAGCAGCGAACTGCGGCGTAACCCCGTTCGACACGGCGAGGCTCGAGGTGAGCGCGCCATACCACAGGATCTTGCCAGCGCCCGTGCTCGCGTCGCCGATCGAGAAGTAGGTCTCCGTCTCGGAGCCGCCAGTGGCCTGCGGGAACGTCACCGCCCCGGCGTTGGCGATCGAGGTCGGTGAGCTCCCCGAGATCGACCAGCTACCACTCGCGCGCGAAATAGCGACACGGGCGTAACCCGTGTATGCAGCTTCGCTGGTGCTCTGGCCACCACCCGCGCCGGGGTTGGCCGTATGCAGCGCGACGTAAAGGCTCCCTGCGCTGCCCGAGGGCTGCAACCCGCTGGTGTCCCCGATACCGGCAATCGCCAGATTCTCGCATATCAGCTTGAGAAGGTCGCTTTGAAACGTATTGCCTGCTGGCATGTGTGTGTCCTCAGAGCTTCATGATGGCGAGCAGCCCAACATAGGGCGGCGTCGCCGTGTGTGTATGCGCAGCGCCGGCGGTAGCCGCGGCAGTCAGACCGTGGGAGTGACCCCCGCCGCCACCCGTCTGGCTGATCAACTCGGTGGGACCACCGAAGTTGTCACTGTAGGAAGCGCTGGCGTTGTGCGCGATCGTGTTCGAGACGACAGACCCGGACGTGCTGAAGGTGCCGTACAGGTTGTGATTGTGCGCCGGGATATCTGCGACCTGCAGTGCATATGAATCAGTCGAGCCCAGCGTGAAGCCGGACGCAGCCCCGCTGGCGAACGTCGGATTGGAGTTACTGGCCGGATAGGACGATCCTACTGACAACGAAAATACGAACGTGTCGCGCAGGTCCGGTGTCTGCACGCCGCCGACGATCGAGCCATCGCAAACATGCCAACCAGCCGGTACTGACCCGCTCGAGCCGTACCAGTAAACCACCATGCCCGACATACATAGGCTAGTTCCTGCTGGCAAGGAATTCTGTACGTTGGAGCTTGTCAGGATGGTCGCAGTGCCCGACATGGGCTGGCCGCCATCGACAGTGATCTGCCCAGCAGTCACGCCAGGAGCAGAACGAATAGCGCCGGTGAACTCACCGCCCTGAATGCTGCCACCACTGCCGAGCGCGAGCACGCCGTTGAGGTTGGTCGTACCCGAGAGCGTATCGCCGCCGGTCTTCTGCAGGAACGTGGCGAGAACTCCCGCCGTCACGCGCACTTCGACGCGCGATCCAGATGCAAAAGACAGTGCGGTGCTGCCTTCCTTGCCACGCGCGACAGTCAGTGAGTCACCCGAGATTCCAGTCAGCCACATGTACTCGATGTCGCCGCTGGTGTCTTCGACCGCGAGCACCGCATACTGACCCGCGCTCACCTGCGGATATTCAGAGCCAGTCCCCGCCTGCACCACCAACGTGGTGTCGGTGGGGCCGATACCCGAAGCGAGCGTGGATGATGCGTTGTTGGACCAGACTAGAAGGCTCATGTCCTCTCCTGGATCGTGAACTCAACCACGTCCTCGAAGATTTGGTTGAGAGAGGTGGTGGCCAGGAATGTCACCTCGTAGACCTGCCCACTGTTGCCGCGGCTGGCGTAGAACACCGCGGTCAGATTGGGGGTCACGAGCGTGATATCGCTGATCGAAAAGTTGGCCGGGTTGTCGCCCGAAGGTGAGCTCACCGTCGCCGTCAGCCCCGTCAGGGTCTCGTTGGGCTGCAGCTCGAGCGTGTAGTCCATGACGTAACGCCGCACCTCACTAGGTGCTTGGCGAAATCGTGCTGACAACTCGCTCATTTCTTTACCCTCACGGTCGTGTCAACAGCCGGGGCGTACACCCTGGGGAAGGCGCCATCGGTGCTGGAGGTCGCCGGCCAGGAAGCTGCCACCAGAGCATTATACACAGGGGCAGGGATATACCTGCCATAAATGTAATAGGTCGGCACGACGGGGCGCTCAAAACTGAAATTCACTGTGTCTGGGGTGCTCATGAGTAGCTAAACGGGTAGGTGTTGCCGGGTACCAAAGCATGGGCGCCAAATGCGTTCCAGTCCCACTCTGTCACAAAACCATTCCAGGGGATAAATGAAGCGATCGCGCTACTCAGAGTTGCACCGTTAAGCACCAAATTGGTGAAGTAGCTCTGCGGCACATTTGCGGCGATCTGGAACCACAGCGCTTGCCCCGTAGGATTGTATTGTACGCGCTGAACTGCGCGCCCATTATTGTCTGTAGTAGGGGTGATCGACCCAAATGAGCCGCTTGAGTATCCATAAGAGGTCCCCACCCCCACACCGCCAAAGCCGGAGCCGGCGACCATGGTGCCGCTATAAGAGCCCCCGGTGGAGGCAGCCGTCAGGTGGCCGCTCTGCCCCAGCGTCAGCGCGGTGCTTCCTGCCAAGGCCCCAATAGCAGTGAGCGTGCCCGAGGCGCCCAGTGTGAGCGCTGCAGAGCCGGTCAGAAAGGCGTTCGCGATCAGGCTGCCCGACTGGCCGAAGGTGATCCCGGTGCTGCCCACGAGCTGCCCTATGCCCTTCAGGGCGCCGCTTTGTCCCAGGGTCATGCCAGCAGTGCCGGCGATCTGGTGCGGCTGGGTGGGCGTGGCCGAGGCGTCCAGACTCATCGAGGCGATGCCGGCGAGAATCCCCAGCGAGGGGCCGCGCGTGACCTGCACCAGTACCAGTCTGGCGCCGGTGAGGTTCACGTACATCGTGCCGGTCAGGCTCTGGCCGCCGCCGACGGGGGCGACCTGATTGTTGCGCCACGTGGCGCCCCCATCGATGGACAGATTGATGAAGGCCCCGAGGTCCGAGTCCCCCGGCTCGTACTGCCAGGGAATCTGCAGCGTGCCGCTGCGGAACGCGCCGAGGTACTGGATCGGCATCGAGGTGTCGGGGAGCTGCGCAGCATACTGGTACGCCGCCCCGGATCCGGCGTAGTCCTTGGGCGGGACGGCGCCCTGCGCGTCCTGCCAGCTAAACGGGTCGGTAACGTCGCCCATGGCTATACCTGGAAGAAGCCGCCATTGCCCTGGTCATAAGCAAGGACGTAGTTGCCTCCGGCTGCGGTGAAGGGGAACCCCACTCCACTCGAGCTGTAATAGATCAGGGGCGAGACAGCGTCGGAGACGCCTTTGGAGTACAGCAGCAGCGCGGCGACCGGGGTCTCGAGATCGAGCGCCGTGAGCTGCGGGATAATCCCGCGCACGATGCCCGTGGGCGAGACCGTGAGGTTGGTCAGCGCCACGTCGCGGGCGAGGATCGCGGCGGCCGGGATGTCGCTCACGAACTGGTCCGTCGCCGCCGGCGTGTAGCTGGCAGCCACGAGCATCAGATTGACTGGCAGCAGGTTCCAGTTCCACTGTGCGACCGCGAAATTCTGACGCGCGATGTTGTAGACCAGATCGACGGCCATTAGAAGGTCGTGCCTCCCGCGGTGTTGGGATTCTGGCTGTAGCTGCCAGCGAAGTTGGGGAAGCGCATGGCGGCGTCCACCGGCGCGTAGCCGCGCTCAGCCATGTCGCGCGCGAGCGCGATGCCCTGCATGTTGAGCTTGCGCCACTCCTTCAGCAGGTTCTGGTCCTTCACGCTCCAGGGCTTGTTGGGCATCATGCCCAGCCGATAGAGCGTGCCGTACAGGAGGCCGTCGAAGTGGTGCGTGATCGAGATATTCGGCAGGCGCGCAGCGTTGATGACCGGCATCAGAATCATGCGCACGTACAGGAGCTGCCCATAGTTCTGATCCGGGACCGGATCCAGGCGCAGGCGCGTGGGCGAGTCCATGCTGAAAAAGGTCGGGGGCCCTGGCTGCTGGCCGTAGCGGCGCGCACCCATTGGGACCAAGCTCTTGGGGTTCAGGACGCCGGTGGTATCCGGGTACAGGAACGCGCCGAGCACCAGATGGCACTGCGCGTACTGATCGACCGGATTGAGCTCGATCACGTCCAAGCCCTGGTTGATCGGATAGGGGCCGATGTTCTCGCGCCAGCCGGCGCTGCGGTAGTAGAACTCGCGGATGGTCTGCTGCAGGATATTGTTGGCGAACGTGTCGGGACAGCCGGGCAGGATCTGGATCACCTGCTGCACGATGAAGTCGATGCTCTGGCCGTTGACGACGGCCGAGCTCTGGCCGCCGGTGGATTGGGTGACGACGGCCATGCTCAGCCTCCGGGCGCGATCAGCATGCTGCGAAATGCCTGCAGCAGCGTCATGGCGCGATTGTTGTCGGCGAACTCATCATCGGTCAGGTCAGCCCGGCCGGTGATATAGAACACCATCGGGGCGTAGAACCAGCGGATGTCGAGCGGGTAGGGCGTCGGCGGCAGCAGACCCAGATCGGTTGCCGAATAGAAGCTCGGCATGTTGGAGCTGAGCACACCACTGGTGAAGTTGCCGATGTAGGCATCGGGGCGGTAGCGATAGATCTCCATGAGGCCCGTGTTCAGCCACAGAAAGAACTGCGTGTCCGTGTAGCGGTAGGGCTCTTGCTCGTCATTCAGGAGCGCGCGCACTTCCGCGTACAGGTCATCGATCGACTTACTGGCTGTGCTGGGCATGGGCATCCCTCAAAACAAAGGGCCTCGGCCCCATCGCTGGAACCGAGGCCCCGTGCTCATCACACTCGGCTTACTGGCCGGAGTTCATGATCACCGCGCACCCGACGATGGTCGGGTTGATGACCTGAAATCCCCACACCTGCAGACCGCGCATCAGCGTGCCGAAGGTGCTCTCCGACCGCAGGGTCTCAACCTTCGTCATCTGCGATGCGAAGGTCAGTCCCAGGCTGTGGCCGAAGTAGGCCGCGTACTCGCCAACCGCCAGCGAGCTCGCCAGCGCGGCGGTCGCCGAGCTGGTGCCACCGGCCGTGCCGGCGGCCGCACCTGAGCCGATCGGCATCAGGTTCGACACGTAGACCGTGAAACGGTCGATCATGCCGAGCCGGCCGTTGCGCGCGATTGACACGCTGTCGCCGGTCAGATACGCCTGCTGGAAGGCCGAACGCTTGATCATCGCAGCCGCCCAGGCGGGCAGCACCAGCCAGCGGCCGGTCTCCGGGCAGCGCTGCTCATCCAGCGCCTGACCGCAGTCGATGATGAAGTCCAGGATGCCGCGGGCGCTTCCCTGGGTCAGACCGCCACCGGCGGGCACCGTGGCGAGGCCGTACGGCGTGCCGGTCGTGCTCGACTGCGCGGCACGTGCAATCCACAGGGGAGCCCCGTAGTACTTGCTGGTGCCGACGAAGACGGTGCTGTTGGCCGAATACCCGAAGTTCAGGGAATGCGACAGCCGACCCGCGTTGTAGCCGAGGTTGGCCACACCGTTGCTGCCGGCGACGAGGTTGCCGGACACGATGGCCGACGCGGCGCCGTCCACGAGGTTGCCGACCGAGGCCACCGCCAGGATCGCGGCGTCCACGTAGACCTTCATCTGCTCGCTGGCGTTGTCCGCCCAGTTCGACAGCAGGTCCACATCCGACTGGATCTCGTTGACATCGTCCAGGACCGTATTGAAATACGCACCCTGATTGATGCCGAGCGTCACCAGATTGCTCGACGGACGCTGTACAGTCAGCGCCTGATCGGTCGTGTACGCATTGACCGTGATGGCCGGGTTCGTGCGGATGTTGATGGTGTCGCCGAAATTGCGAATCTCACCCTCGTAGTCCGTCGAGGCGATCGCACCGAGCACGGTCGCATCGTAGAACTTTTCCACAAACTTCCCGGACCAGACGGCCGGGATGAAAATACCGGAGTACGCCGGGCTTGCGGTGCTGCCCGAGTACGGAGTGCCGGGGGGAAACTGACCAGAATTCGCGGCCATGATAATAAGCTCCTGGGGACAATGCCCCTAGGTCAAACGCTGTTGGCGATTGAGCGCATGTCGTGGCGCGGACGAATCCGGCCCTCAACCATCGCTCGGTGGATCTCAGCTTCCGTGGCTTTCTTTTCCTCGGGCTTGATCCGTCCTCGTTGCACGCGGGAGTAGAAGTCATCGATCTCTTGTTCAGACCAGATCCTTCCACCCTGACCATCAGGAGCGGCCCCAGCGCTACCCCGGCCTGAAGCGGGGGCGAGCAGTGTTGCAGGGTCCACAGTCGGCGTGGCCGGTGTGGGCGCTGCAGTTGATCGACTGCGGGCGTCTTCCTCAATGAAGCGCTTGAAGATCCCGACGACTCGGTGCGCGTCGCCGGCCTCGAAAGCGCTTGACAGCGCGGCTTGCCGTACTGTCCCTGACATTATGTCACGAATCTTGAGCCAGTCAAGAAATTGCTCCGAACCGTTTATCACAGACCAGTTCGGGACCTGCTCCTCCAGCAGCTCGTACACCTTTGCCTGCTTGTTCTCCACGACTTCCTTGACAGTAACGCGCATCGAGCTCTTGAGGTTGTTGAGCTCCGTGTTCAGGCGCGTCAGCTCGGCACCGGACTTGGCAGTGGCGATACGGTCGATCAGGTTGATCAGCTCCTCACCGAAGTCCTCGCGCTCCTTGGCGGTGATCACGCTGTCGAGCGGATTGCGCGCGGGGGCAGCGGGGGCGGGGGGCGCGGCACGGGTGGCCGTGATCAAGCGGTCGTTCTCATCCTTGAGCGCCTGGGCCATGCCGGTCAGGCGGCTGATCTCGGCGTTGTATTTGCCCGACAGCACGCGGTACTTCTGCTCGAAGTCTTCCGGGGGCGGCGCGGCGGGGGCGGCGGGCGGCGGCGCGGCGGCGGCCGGCGGCGCAGCGACGGCGGGAGGCGCAGCATTCGGATCGAACGGTACCACGCTGACTGCCGGGGCGGGCTCGCCGGGGGCGGCGGGGGCGGCGGGGGCGGCGGGGTCCGGGGTGCCATGCATCGCGGCCAGGATCTTGTTGGCGGCGCGGACTTGCTTACGGGCGGCGGCGGGCAGGTTCGAGGACATAGACATGGGACTACCTTGTATGTCGGAGGTTGATGTCAATCTGGTCGCAGAGCCAGCTCAGCGCGCGTGCTTCCATGCGCAGGGGCTCGGCTTCCGCGACGGTCGGGGCCAGAAGACATTGGCGTATAACGGCGTCCCGCCGGGACGATAATGTCTTCACAAAAAGCCCAAAAAAAGGGGCGTCGCGCATCTGCGCCAACGCCGCCGTAAACTCCTCTCTACTGGCCATGAGCTACCAGCGCAGAGGATTGCCCAGCACCGGACCGACGAGGTCCGTGCGATCCTTGTCGGGCGATGTCTTGGCGTAGTCGCGCGTATACACGCGGTTGGGCGGCGCGGGACCCACATCCACTGCGGCGCCCATGCGGGTGTCGATGGACTTCACTACCTTGGAGCCGGAGGTCTGTGCGACCTCGGTGTGGCCATCGGCTCCTTTGTGGTTCTCGGCGCCTGCGCTCACTTGGGCGAGCTCTTGCCGACGCCCACGCTGCCGCCGAAATTCTGCGGTCCACGGCCCTGCGGGCTGTAGCGACCCGTGCTCGAGGAGACGGTCTTGCTCTCCTTCGGGGCCTTGTCGGCATTCGGCATGCTGATGTGGCTGCGGTCCACGGTGAAGGTGTCGCCATTGGGGCCACACTGCACACCGAAACTCGCCTTGCGCTTCGTGTTGCTGGCGCCAGCCAGCTTCAGCGCGGTGCTGTCGATCGTCGGACCCGTATGGGCCTCCGGACCAGTCACACCGAAATCCGAACGCTTCTTTGCCATGGTGTCCTCTTAGAAATCTGGGAGCAAGGCTCCAGGCGACATAATGTCCCTGTGCCTAGGCTCCTGTCAACTGCCTGCTACTACGTTCCTACCGACCCCGCGGTTTGAAATGCCGCTTGGCCTCTTGCGCGAACTGGGCGCGCTTGGGGTTGATCTTGCGCTCGCGCGCGATGTCCTTCTGGGTGATCGGGGCGTTCTTCTTCAGCCCCAGGTCCTTGTGCATCGCGCCTTTCTTGACCTTGAAACCTGCCATGACTATGCCTGCTGATTGACCGGCCCGGTGGCCGGGGATGCCTGCGGCGCGGGGGAAACACCGGGCTGTCCGCCTGCGCCGGGTTGCGCGGCAGCCGGATTCGGGTTCGGCGTGTTGTTGCCGGTGGGGTTCGCACCGCCGCCAGCGGGCGCGGCGGCCATGTTCGGCGGCATGTGCAGCAGGGTCTGCACGTCCTGCGGCGAGGCCATGCCGGTGATGTTGACCTTGACTTCCGGCGGCGGGGGCGGCGGTGCCGGCGGGGGCGGCGGCGGTCCGCCACCGGGCACCGGGTCGGGCTTCTTGACATCGATCTCGATGCCGAGATTGTCCGCGATCGCCTGCAGCACCTGCGCCTGCTCGGAGGGCCCGAGGAGCGAGGCGTAGGCCGGATTGTTGGTGATGTTCAGGAACTCGAGCTGGCGGGTCAGATCCAGCTCTTGCTTGGCTGCCTGACGCACGCCATCGACCACGATGTTCTCATCGCCACGAAGCATATTCGTGCTGTCGGTGAGCATGATGTAGTCGTACAGCATCTGCAGGAGCGGCAGAAAGATATTGTTGTCGATGTTATCGGCAACATTCTGCAGCGTCTTATTGGCATTGTTGATCAGCATCGAGAGGCCAGACGCGGTGCGTCCAGCCCCCGAGCTCGCGCCGCCACCCGTGAGGTATCGCGGGATCGTGCTCACGTCATCGAGCATGGTGGCGAACTTGTCGAGCACCTGCATCAGCGACTGTGAGTTGTCGGTGGGCGAGAAGAACTCGATCGGCTTTGCGTTGGGCGCGCTCGGATCGGTGATGAACTTCCAGCGCTTCCAGGGGTAGAGACCGTCGTCCTGGTTCGGCGCAATCAGCTCCTCGTTGTAGGCCACCTGGGGGCCGGAGGAGATCGCAATGTTGTTCACCAGCGCGCGCAGCGTTGCGTTGATCACGTCGGTGATGTCATTGGCCATGTCCGGAATGCCATCGCCATAGAGCGAGCCGGGCTGGTTGTCGAAGCTTGCAATGTAGTACGGCACGCGCTGGCGGGGCGATGGGTTCATCATCACCTTGAACACCTGCGTGTCCACCATCCAGAGCGTCACGAAGTAGGGCTTGAGGTCGTCCTTCACGCCGGCCACGCCGTACTCTTTCAGGTAGCGGCCGAGGATGTAGCCGTTGAATTCGATCGCGTTGATGAAGCTGTCATCGAGCGAGTTGTTGCGCCCTTCCATGTACGCGCGCTCGTACTCGAAGATCTGGATCCATTCCTTGAAGCCGCGTGCCTCATAGGACTGGATGATCGAGCGGATGGCCTCCTCGCGGTAGCCGGGCAGGCCGATCAGATTGTAGAGATCGTTCACCGAGAGGCGCTGGCGCTCGAAGACCTCGGTGTTCTCGATGGTCGTGGCGCCGGCGCTGAACCAGACATCCCACGGCGAGACGCGATCCCAGAAAAACCGTGCCTCCTCGTGCTTGACGGGCTTGGCGCCCTGGGCGTCGCGCTGCCACTTCAGCGCGCTGAACTTGCGCGTGATGGGGCCTTTGATCACGGCGTACGGGTACACGGGCAGGTCGGTGAGGAAGTCGGACAGCGCCTTGTAGAACGCGCCCTTTTCCAGGATCTCATCGATCTTGCGCTGCGCCTCGACGGCTTCCGCCGCCGCCTTGCGCCGCTCGGTGAGCTTGACGGCCTCGTACAGGACCTTCTCGCGGTCGCGGATCTGGTTGAGATCGACCTTCTTGCCGGCGGCGTTGACAGCCTGCACCTCGGCCTTGATCAGATTCTTGACCTTGGTGTCGATGCCGTCGGGAATGACGGGGTCAGCCGTGGGCTCGAGCGTCCAGGGCCGGTCGGTGTTCATGTACACGTTGCGCAGCAGCGCGGTGGCGCCGCGGCACTTCATCGTCATGAGGCGCGAGTAGACCTCTGCGCCGCCGAATTTTTTGATCTCTGAGAGCTTGGCCGGATCGTACTGGCCATTGTAGGCGCGCATGTTGCGGATCATGCGGTCGTCCAATCCAATGACACGGCGGTTGCGCACGGCCAGATCGAAGCGCGCGCGCACATGGCTCGCCAGATCATCCAGGACGGGCTGTGGCAGGTTCGCCAGCGACTGCGAGCGCTTGTCCGCGGCAGCCAGCTCATCGTTACCTACGACGCGCAGCAGCCCTCTGCCCTGGTGTTTCATGGGGCTGAGCTGATGCAGGTCGGATTGCAGGAAGGCGCCGGGCGAGGCCGCGGCTTGACTGTAGCTATTCCCCAGGTTCGCACCCTGTGCGAAACCCGGTCTTGGTTGAGGAGCGCCGCCGCGTCCTGCACTCAGGGTCGCGGCGGCGGGCTGTGGAGGGATACCAGCCATCGGCTAGATCAGAACGCGTCGCACTGATAGGCGATCTGATTCCCCGACACGATGGTGCCGGCGATCGTCACGACGGTCTTTCCGTCCGTGGCATTCGTCTGCGTGATCACGTCGGCGGGGGTCGTCTCGTTCGAGAAGGTGCAGAAGCGCCCGGTCGGTACAGCGTCCGGGAACGTCAAGGTGCCGGCACCCGTGGTGGCACCCGTGGCAATCCACTGGCCGACATTGGCACCGCCCTTCTGGGCCGAGATGGTCTGGCCGGTCTGCGCGATCGCCGGGGCGCCCGTGCTGACATCGACCATGGCCCCGATCATCGACTGTATGCCAGGGAACGCGGCGGAGACCGCGACACCTACGCCAGCGATGGCGAGGCATGCAACGACAAGGGCGATACGGGAAAATTTCATGGTGGAGGTACCTTTGTGATGGTTGGTATCACATCCTTGTGAGGATGCCTCTGCGCATTATGTCAGGAGGACTTAATCATGTCCATCCGGCGGAGCCGACAGGTCCTGGTAAATTTCTGTCACGACGTGGCCTCATGATCCTGGAAAGAAGCGTTCCTGAGAACCCCAGCACGAAATACTGGAAGGCATCGGCGATGTCCGACCAGGGGTGGGTTTTATCGGGCAGGGGCTGCAGCTCGCCGTCTTTCTTTTTGGCATAGCGGTACTTGGATCTCATGGCCTGCACCAGCTTCTCGCAGGCGGGGCTGATCAAGAGCGCTGGGCCCCCGTCGCGCGACGCCAGGAGCTGCTTTTCCACGGCGCGCAGGCGCGGGTCGATATTGTTGGTCTGAGCGGGCTGGGCGGCGAAGCCCAGGCGCTTCATGGCCTGGAAGACCGACTCCTCGCCGATCTGCGCGCGGGCGATGCCCGAGGGGTCGCCGACGACAGCGGTGGGCAGCCGGGCGTATTTGGGCGTGTAGAGCATGGGTCTGAGGATTTCTGTGACGAACTTCTCAACTCCCATGTTTTCCCCGACGCATTCGTCGTGCGCAACGATGCGGCCCTTGGGGTCCATCTGCCCGATGACCGCGGCGGGGTTGCGCCCGAAGTCCATCCCAATGATCAGCATCTGCCCCGGTATGACCTGCGTGGGCTGCGCGGTGACGTGCCAGTGGGACTTGAAGCTCGAGCGAAAGACGGCCTCGCCCGAGAGGGACGGGGCCACGATATTGTCCACGTACTGCTCCACCCAGGCGGCGGAGTTGTTCTGGATCAGATCCTCGTAATAGCTGACCTGCAGGTTCTCACGGTTCTCGGCGTTGGGCTCTCGAGCACCCGGCTGGATGAAGTAGCCCCAGGTATCGGGCAGCGGCTTATCGATCAGCCACTTTTCCTCGAGCACTTTGTTCCAGTCGCTGTCCTCATCGAACGAGTTGGTCTCGCCGATCACGCCGTACCAGTTGGTCCCCGCGCGCGACTTGGATGGAAATCGACCACACCGCGAGAGCACATCGAGCAGGATCTGCACCGGCAATTCTCGGAACTCTGACAGCCACGCGTTGGTGAGATCGAGCGAGAGCAGCCGCTTGACGTTCTCGGGCCGGTCCAGCGGCAGCAGGATCCACTCGGCCTCCATATCTCCCTGTTTGATCCAGATCGTGTGGTCGGCCACGCGGTAGTCGATGATCGGGCGGATCAGCTCCTGAATGGTCTTCAGACAGGTCGTCTCGAGCTGTGGCAGGGTGTTGCGGACAATCGCGGTGCGGCTTCGACGCTTGCCATCCTTGGGGTCGGGTGGCTGTTCCTGCGCTCGTCGCAGCAACTCCATCACCATGCCCGAGGATTTTCCCGATCCGACCGGCCCGCGCACCAACCGCACGCGCTTGTTGGAATGCATGAACTGCCGAATGGTCGGCGGCGCGTAATAGTCGAAAGTATTGTCTGCCATAAAAATCAGGCCGGGTGTTACCCCGGCCCAATCCTATCCTCTCAGGATGTTGCGAGCAACCATACGGTCGCTTGTGGTGCGCGTCTCAGACAGAAGGGTCCTCTGCAAAGAGGTCCGCCTGCGCTGACTCAAGCCCCGCATCCGGTGCATCAACTTCCGGTGCGGGATCAGTAGGAGAGCTGGCATCCCCCGTCAGCACGGCGTTGGCGCCGGCCTGACTGTCGATCAGGTCCTGCACTGCACTGTCGCCAGTGGCGACCTGCAAGGTCGCGATCAGCGCATCGAACTTGGCGATCTGCTCCATGCCGCCCTCGATGCTCGCACGCTGCTTGTCGATCTGCGCGGCAAGGCCCGCGCGGTTGGCAATGATCTCGCTGAGTACCTGACTCAGCCGGTCGGTGTTTTTGCTCATGGTCGTCCTATCGTTTGTTGGATAAATCGAAGCCCCTGGGGTCGCCAGGGAGTATCAGCTCCTTCTCAAGCTCAGCGCGCTTCTCACGCCGCCGCGCGTCGCGGAGATTCTGCAGTCTCTCCTTCACGTCGGCGCACTCGCGGGCCAGCACTGCGTTGGCCCCGAGTAATTCTTTGATCCGCGCATCCTGCTTCTTGCAGGTCTGCCGATATCCCTCGAGCTGCGTGCCGTAGGTACGGAACGTCTCGGTGGTCATGACTACGATGCTGTCACCATGCGGATCCACGGTGCCGTAGTAATTGCCGTGGATCGCGCGTCCCTGCGGCCAAGTCTTAGTTGGTTCCGGACTGGTCGGTGAGGGCTGTGGCGTCGATGGTAACTCGCTCATTTGGTGCATCACCCATGATGATATTGACCTTAAAACTACCGGGCGCGGCGCCCCCGTCCTTTGCGCGGGGGACGAGATCCGCCGTCTTCATCAGCTTCTCGAACGCCTCGAGTTTGGCCGCGGCGGTCATGTTCTCGCTTTTGATGATCGCAAATATATCCAGCAGGCTGTCCTCCACCAGGAACGCTGCTTTCAGCCGCACGCGCTGCTGCACGTTCAGATCCGACTTCCAGAGGTTCTTGGCCTCGCGTATGGCCTGCCGGAACATCGGATCCTTGAGCTTGCCCCTGAACTGTGCGGGCGTCAGCGCATAGCGGGTCAGGAGGTCTTTGACCGGAGTGATCTCCGCCGCCAGCTCCCACGCAAGCCGCCCGTCGGTCTGGCTGATCGCCTCCCCGCCGCCGATCTCCGGTACTGGAAGTCCTTCTTGCATAGTATCCCACGGTCAATAAATCCACGATCTTCATCACAGCCCAGAGCGCGACCAGCGCGCACAGGACCAGCAGCTTCACTCGCACGGTGTGCTCGTCCCTACCCGCTCGAGCTCCACCAGAATATCGCGCGCCGCGCCCCACTTGCGCGCCCGCATGGCAATCCAAAAGCGATTCCAGAGGACGAGTCGATTCTGCAGGGTCATCGGACCAGCTTCTTGAGTTCCACTGATTCCTGCACGACCTTGCCGCCTTCTTTCAAAACAAATTCACGGCACGCCACACGAATAAGCTCCGAGTAGGTCGTGCCGCGCGCAGCCGCGATCACTCGCAAGCCCTCGAGGATCCGGTCATCGAAGTACGTGTTGACCTTCGTCTTGCCTGAGCCCGCGCGTGTCATGGGACTTGGTCGGGTCCGTTGTCATCGCCGAGGATCCGGTTCCACTTCGCCAGGATCGCCTCGAGCTGTTCGGCCAGCCGCTCGCGCGCCGGCTTCAACTCACCGCGTGCGATGCGACGCTTCAACTCGATGACTTCTCGAGTGTCGAGCGTGTTCGGGAGCGGGAGGCGGCGGCGCTGGACGTTGGACATGAACCTTCTGCGCGGTCCCCATAACGGGTAGACGAAATCTTACACAGTAGCTGGTTCATGGTCAACTTCCTGGGAGGAGCCTCCTGGCAGGAGCTTGCTCATATATGCAGACCAGCCGGCGAGGTCCGCGGCCTGCATCCCGTTCGGCACGTGCAGATGCACGCCGGTCTGTTTGTGGACCAGCATGAATTGCAGTGGTCCGGATGGATAGCTCACCCCGGTGAGCTCGAAGCCGCACAGATGGATCAAGGCCAGTATGGCGTCGCCGTCAGGGGATACGATCTTGCAGACACTGCGCGGGCTGAGCATGAAGTCCCCGGCCTCGCCATCGCGATCACGCCGGTACGCTTTCATTTCCACGAAGCTCACAGGTGTGCCCCCCTCTGGCCGCCATGTACATCTGCCAGAACTCGAGCGGTTTGTCCAGCATGTCAGACGGTATCTCGAACGACCACACGCTGAGCTTGCGCACGAAGTACGCGCAGCCGCGGCGCGGTCTGTCAATAGTAACTACCTCGGCACCAAGGAGCGATAGGAACGCTGCTACGCCCGTCTCGGCCGTGACGCCTATGATAGGACCTGGGCGCGCGGTGTCATAGGAATTGAAAGTTGTCGGGCAGCTCTTGGCGATCTCGAGAAAAAGCGTTCGCTCCAACGGCTCGAACAGATGGATCATGCGATCAACGAGACCACGGCCGCGCTCGCCAAAGTACTCCAGATCCAGTCTGCCATCCACGTTGTAGTTGGTAGGGACGTGCTTGACGCGCACCAAATAATCCATGGTATGCACATCAACCATCGCATCGACTTTGAAATCAGGCCCAAAAAATTCCTGGCCCGCACGGGCGAGGCGGGCGCGCAGCTCAGGCAGTAGATCTTTTTCCTGCGGTCCCATGTATTTGTCCAGCGCTTCAAAGGCCATGGAGTTTTTCAATCCAGTCTTCGATCGAAGCAGCCATGTGCAGGCTCAGCACGTCCTCGTGTGAGTTGGCACCGGGGTGCGGGCTTCTGGAGCGCGAGAGCAGGCAGCGGCGCGACTCGCGATAGCCTTCCAGATCGTAACCAACTATTTCCCAGCCATACAGCGCGCAGAGATTGCGTTGCTCTTGAGTGGGCTCGATGTGATCGGGGTCGCCCGGTTTGGAAGCAAAGCGGTTGATCGCCATAAACGTGATGGTAAGACATTGGGTATAGAATGTCTATATGGTGTTACGGGCTAAAAATTATGCGGGCGACAGATAGCGCGGAGCGCCGGGGGGTGCCGGCTTGTCCAGGTACCCTAGGTCTTATGTCGCATAGCAGCCGCGATTAAACATAATGGCTGGGAATTCCCTATGGTTGCGAGTGCTGCAGCATGAGGTACCAGACTCGCAAGGGTACGCGGGGTTGTCACAGCCCGCCGCGCCGGCTCCGAGTCCGCTCGCCTCACAAGGTTGTGGACAAGGTCGCTGGCGACTACAACGGCGAAGTGCGTTCGGCAACCTTGACATGAGTGGTCGCGGGTAATTCCCGTGATAGGCAGAAAGTCCACTCACCGCTGTGCAGATCCTGCGCGAAAGCGCGAAAGAGCCAGCCTAGGCCACGGCCGCAGCGTTGCTGTCCCGTAGTGTCCTAGGCACGATGAAAATCAAGAGGCAATAAAAACAGGGTTAAGCATTCCGCACAGCCCGTGCCAAAGGAGCTAATCATGTTCAAGGTATTTAGTTGGCTGGATCTAGCAATCTTTGGCGTCGCGATTCTTTCGGCCGTGTGCATCTTTGCATGCGTCCGCTAATCGTCATTCACGGCCGCGCGGTGAAGCGCATCGGCAATCGCTATTTCGCAGTGCAGATTCGCCCGCCAGTGCTGGCGGATCGAATCCACGCTGCGCAGCGCGTGTCCGGTCGCTACGATCGCATTCTCACCACGCACAAGACAGCGCGTGTAATTAAGAACTATCGGTGAGCCGCATGGACTTACTTACATCATTTGCCAGCGGGCAGGACTTCGCTGTTATCCGCCTAATCAGCGGGCAGCGAATGCTGTTATGGAATTGGCGACAGCGCACGCACAAGCGTCTGCTGCCGCGCATTTTCAACTGGAAGTAAAACACGGCGCGGGCTGTGCGGAGTGTTTAACCCTACTAAGCACGGAGTTTATATCATCATGAAAATTGCAATCATTCCCGTTGATAAGATCATGGGCCGCATCTCTGAGGTCGCGAGCACTGCCCGCACGTTGGAGTCCGAGGTCCATGAGATTCTGGTCTCAAGTCTGGATCACATCCGGACATCGGGCGATACGCGCCCCGCCGTGGCGCTCTTGAACGCGATGCCGAAAGGTCAACGCGTGCAGGGGATGGCACAGTGGCTGCGCCACTTCAGCAATGGCAAGGTGACGCTGCGTCAGGATGCCAACAAGGTCTGGGTGTGTGCCCTCAAAGAGCGCACGGATGCGGACTTTGACATGGAAGGCGCTGAGGTGACTTCGTATGCGGATCTGACGCAGGAAGCCACGCCCAAGCAGATGGACATCGCGGCCTTCGTCAAGTCGCTCGAGCGTGTCAGCACGAACGATGCGACCTTGAAAGACGGCAAGCCCAAGGTGACAGCCGACGCGCGGGCGCTCGCAGCCCGTCTGGTGGCCTTCACGCGCGACTTGCAGTCCGGGCGCGACGTGGTCGCTGCCTAAGTTCTAGGCAAGCGCTAACCCTGTTCAGCCCGCTGGGATCTCCTGGCGGGCTGAACGGGCTATGACATGTCCCCAGACTTCTGGGGACATGTCATAGCCTGGTTCTGTCCAGATGAGAATCATTCGCATGTCAAATTAGGACATGGCATGGCAGAGCCTCGGCAAGGTCAGCCCTCTCTATATATATATATATATTATATAGTTAGTTAGTAGTAGTAGGGGTACCTGGATTTATTGGCACGCTGTTTGGTGAAAACAAGAGCGGGTAGTCGGACCTGACACGGGACCGACGGGCTCGACCGCGCAGCCCGTCCAGTGTCCAAAATCGACGCCCCCGACTCCCCCGTGTTTGGTCAATTAGTGACCCAATACGTCCAGGTACTCCCACTAGCACTGTCTAAGTGTCTGAGGACACTCTACATCCAGACACTTGATACCTTGGCGACGCTCTGCCAACGCATGTCATGATTTGACGACTCAGTGCCTCCAGTACTTTACTCGACGCTGATTCGATGATAACGTAGATAGACGTTATGCGCACATTAAGCGCGAGTAAGGACGCAGTACTATGACTGACACCTGTATTATCGTAGAGCGAGTCGGCGAGCGCCGACGCATCTGGGTCAAGACCCCTAACACCAAGAAGCCTCTCAAGGTCTGGTGTGACGAGCATCGCGTCGGCTATCAGTCGCTCTGGGCACGCTTGGCCGACCTGCGACCGGGCATCTATTTCGAGGAATTCACACGGGCTCTGCGGGCTATGGCCAAGACCGTGAGGATAAGGCGTGAGCGGGAGGCCATCAAAGCGGCCGAACCCAAGCTCAAGCCGGTCATGACAGCGTACCAGCGGACCCGATTCGAGAGGATCGAGGTCGCGCTGGCCGAGCTAAGAGCATCTTTCATCCCCGGTGCCGAGAACGGTCCCGTGGAGCGCGAGCCCGCGCAGCACGCGGGAGCACCAACGGAGATCCCACCCCATGAAGACAACGCTACGTGCCACGTTGGTGGCAACAGCGGTGGCGAGCTCGCTAACGGGCTGCGCGACGCTGTATCCTAGCCAGCCCGGTTCCATCGCGGCCGAGGTCGCGTGGGACGGTCTGGACATCACAGACACTCTGCAGTCAACCCATTTCGCTGATCTGGGGTATGCCCAGCGGCACTATATCGGCCATGGGACTGTCATCGGTCCCTATGCCGAGCGCGATCCGCTGGCGATAGCGGTCTACGGTGGCAATCGTCACCCGAGTGCTGGTCAAGTACTGATCACCAATGCGCTGCTGATCCCGTTGCATGGGATGGTTTCGTCGTGGTTTGATCGGCACGTGGAGAAGGCAGAGCAGAGCGATAGCGACACACTGGGCCTCTGGTACGTCGGCAGGATCGCTTGGCACGCGTTGTCAATAGGCTCCAGCGGCGCGAGCGTTGCTGGGAACTTCGCAATAGGACTGAAGCCATGAGAGACGAATGCCAGCACGGCTCGCTGCGCACCAAGTGCGAGATTTGCGAGCGCGATGCTCAGATACAAACATTGCAGGCGGCAATCCGCCGTGCCATCTATCACTTGGAGGGTCAGGAATACCTGGACGCGCAGCACGTGCTGCGCCGGGTATTGGACCCAGCACCGTGAGCGCGACCTATTGGGGGATGATTCGCATCGAGGTGAGGCTTCCCTACGATCGCAAGATCAATCAGAAAGTGTGGCGCAAATTTGAAGCTGCCGCGCACCTGCCGGTCGGCTGGACTGCGCGACGCAAGCGGGGCTATCCGAGCATTGTGGTGTTTGATTGCAATGCGCACTGGTCAGTCTTCCCGCGTTTGGTGCAGGCGCTACAGAGCACGCCCATAGACTGGGTCGAGCGGCTGGAGACGCTGCTGATGATGATATCTGAGGAGGATAGCACATGACACGCTACAAACTTGCGCTCTTGGATGGGCGCTGGAAGGTCGTGCAATCCGATGGGGAAGGTCCCTACAGCTACGACTTCGATGCGCTCGCGCGCTGGGCGGACTATCGCAACGCGTGCATGGCACAGAGGCTCGTGTGAGCTTCGCTGACATCGAGGCGCGCATGGTGGCGCGCTGGGCCATGGCGATGTATAACCGGGATCAAGGGCCGCGCAAACGTATCCGGCACCCGGCAGTGGGCGCTGCGATCAAGAATTTACTGGAACTGCACTCACTCACGGCAACGTGGGACACGGTCTCGCATGTATGGATCGTGCGTCGCATGAGCGATGACCCGGAGCGCGTACCTGTCAGGCGCTTCGTGTGGCGAGGCGAGTCAGTGGAGAATTGGGTACGAGCCATCAAAGGATGTTAACCATGGATACCACGTCCGTAATAACAGGGTTCGCCATCGGCGTCGGGATAGTGTTCTACGCACACATCAAGATCCTGCGCGACCTGCGCTGCAAGCACTGCGGGCAGAAGGGCACCCTCTCATGAAACGCAAGAGCGCACTCAACAGCAACTGCATCACGATGGCGTTCTGCCTGATAGGCGTCCTGCTTGCGAATCACATGGACGCAGGCTGGGCCTGGGTCCTGGGCTGGTGCATGTTTGGCATCCGCGATATTTTGCAGAAGACAATTGCATAAGGAGGATCAATGAGCTGCCCAACATGCGGCTGCAATCGGCCAGCCTTTGAAGTGGAAGGTCAGTGCGCGCTTGTGCCAGTGCTGCTGGACGCGCTGCAAGCTTGTGCCGACTACTTCGAGAACAACCCCGAAGCGGCCAGTATCACGCTTAACGACCGCATAAGCGACGCCCTCAAAGCGGCGGAGGAACGATGAGATATTCCATCGGGCACCCGGCCTATAAAGGTGCCAATCGGTACATGCCCAACCTGAATCAGGGTGAGGCTATGGCCGAGCTGCTATCCCGTGGAGTGGCCCCGAGCATCGCTGAGCGCTTGCTGCGCAAGGCAGCCGAGGGGTCGTACGCCACGGGCCTGACGATCCGATCTGAAGCTGTGGAGGTAGTATCGTATGAAGCTGTCCGACGCGTCGGCTGAGCTGGTGAAGATCCAGCAGGAGCTAGACGTGGCAAAGACTGCCGCGGTGGCGCGCGCGCAGGAGATTATTGCTATAGCCACGCAGCATGCCGAGGCGCATGAGCACGAAGCCCGTGCAGCCCGTGAGATCATCAACACGGCCAGTGGGATTGCTGGGAGACCCCTCGAGAACGCAGACACTAGTGGCAAGTTTGTGTTGACACGTCCTCATGGCGTGCGCGAGGTCGTCCCAGCGTTTAAGATCGGCTGGCGCATCCCCGCTTTGTGTGTCGCGGCGGCCGTGATCATGTTCTTGCTGATACACAGTCACTAATAAGTTCCCCGTTTGCCCGGCTAGTAACCCCCTAGCCGGGATTTTTTGCTGAGCGTTGCTTTGCAGCGCTGAGCAAAGAACAATGGGAGATCCCAAATGAAGTTCCGAGAGCAGAGATACCGCGGCCATGTGCTGGTGTTCGTGCCAGCGGGCGTGTCGATCACGCTAGAAGGCAAGCACGTGCTCACGGTCGCGAATTATTCCGAAGCGCTTAGAGTCATTGATCAACAAGGAGCAAACAATGTCGAAGCCAGCGTTCGAGCTGAAACAATCGGAGGGGGGCACGAGTCTGCAAGGCTATGTGACCACCTCCTTTGCGAATCTGAAGAAAATCCTCGGCGAGCCCAATTCCACGGGCGATGAGTACAAGGTCAGCACTGAGTGGAATATCGTGTTCGCTGACGGCACGGTCGCGACCATCTACGACTGGAAGCTCACGACCATGTACGACGACGATGGCCTGACCGTGGCGCAGGTGCGTACAGCGTCCGAGATCGAGTGGCACATCGGCGGCGTGAATCATCGCGCGGTGGAGCTGGTTGGCGAGCTGCTGGACTTGCGCGCCCGGACGTTCGGGTTATGAAGCGCAAAATCCTGCCGTACAGAGCCCGCCGCGTGCGCAACACAGCGGCACTGTGGCGGCTGCTGGAACGTCGAGACGGCCGCTACGTGTGCGTGGCGATCGGCACACCAGCGCTGAAAGAGCTTGCAGCGAAGCTGTGTAAACGGTAGTCACTGACGCATGCTGGGGTCAGAGCCCGCATGCCAGTGCCAATCGGAGGTGGCAGATGGCCAAAACAATCGAGGGGTTTAACTACCTCACCGGCAAAGCAGTAACTGCGACCCGTAAAGAATGGACGGAAATCGCCAAAGCCTGCGTTGCCAAGCATGGCTATATCCGGGTGCATGATGGCGAGACGTTTCTGCACAGCGCCAATGGGCTGATAGAGGCAGAGGTCTACGGGTATCTTGGCAAGGTGAATGGTGGATCTGATGCCGCTCATCACGATTGACTCTGAATGTCGCCACGGCACCATGCTATATCTTGAGAACAGACCCACAGGTGTTACCGTGGACGACTCAGGCATGACCGATGACGAGCTGGACCTGGAGCTGGCGAAAACCGCTCTCACGCAGCCCGAGATCTATCGGATCCTGCTGGCTGTGTTCCTGCGCAGCGACCTAGACCCAGTATCACTAAACGATCACTTTGTCGAGGCGCTGGGCAACACAACACCTGAGCGGATCCGAAATGCTTTTGCTAGACTGTCCCGCCGTAGCAACACCAAAACTACGGATACGGGAGTGGGCAGTGACTGACAAGGACACGTCCGACAGCGTTGAATCGATGGACATTCCGGATCAGGTGATGGTAATTTTTCGCGCGTTTGAGCAAGGTTTTCAAATGCGCCATCGTGTGGCCCTGGGCCGGCTGCGCCCGGCGGGCACGAAAACAGACTTCTACGTGATGATGGTGATCCCGCGCGACGGCGACTCGCCTGTCCCGCTGGCGGTGATCCCTGCTGATAATGTGCTGGATTTCATTTGGCAGCATGCGACCTTGGTCGAGCGTCACGGCTTGCCGTTGCTGCCCGCTAAATTAAATTAGGGCGACTGTCAAGTTGCACTGTACAACGCATATCTCACGTGAGATATTCTGAGGTCGAGTCTTATAGGTGGACAAGGAACTGTCCTACAGCGGACTGGTCAACGAAAGCAGGAGGATGCTTAACGTGGCCAGACGCAACCATTCAAGGAGCAGTGCTGTGAACATCGAGGCGATAAGTGCCGAGAATCTTTCCAGCCATCTTTCACGGCTGGACGAGCGGCAGGATCTCATAGAGAACTTGCTGCGAAAGCTCGCCCTCAGCATGCTGGAACTCAATCGCAAGGTATCGGACGCGCCCGCGCCCGTGTATCGCACGGACCCGCTGGACGAGTACGACTTCGTCTATCTGCAGAGCAATGGCGTGGGACGCTGGGTGTGGAAGCACTTCATGCGTGGCACCCGCTCTGCGCAGACGTTCGCATCGCGCGAGGAAGCAGTGAACGATGCGCACCGCGACGCGGCGTTGCAGCTACGCTCGCGCGGCATGCTGGCTCACCGTCCCGCTAAGGGCAGGTAACGGTTACACTGTTGCTTGGAACGGATGCGATGCTTAGCGCATTGTATGCCGTCATGTCAACAGTGTAATCGAGCCCGCTCTGGCACGGCACCGTATAGGTGTTCGCGAGCGTGTTGCCAGTCGGATCGTCAATGGTCTGCTGGCCTGCGATCGTAGACAGATAGATGGTATAGCCCGCCAAGTCTGTTAATGGCGAGCCGTCGGTATTGGTCGATGGTGGCACCCACGTGAGCACGAGCTGCCCAGGTGGGAACGGCGGTGGTGGAGGCGGCGGCGGTGTCAGATTCGGCCAGATCAGCGGCCCTGGCGTGGGATGCCCGACCCAATGAGGATTGATGAGTGGCGGCGCGTCTTCGGACGACGCTGAGCTCGAGGAGACGGCCGGCGAAGGGTTATTATTGCCGCCGCAGGATGCGAGCAGACACAAAGCGAACCCACCCACTAGGAGGAGCCTCATATGGTAAGAGTCTACTGACAAGTACTGTCAGCAAGAAGCTGTCAGCAAATGGATACGGTTTAACGTCGCCACGGTCTGGACGCAGCGCCTCGAAAACGCTGCGCTTCCATTCAGACGTTGTCACCCGAAGCGTGGTAATAGGGTGGATCCAATCCGGGACGTGAGTAAACGCGGGAGTAGGACGCCGGTAAACCTGGAGCCCGGAGCACTGATGAGCCGCTGTTATACCCTCGGGCTCTCGGACATGAAATCCGATCCCGAATATCGAAAGGTGGAGGCAAGCGTCCCACAGGGATATCAAGAGTTGGAGCCAACCGATCCCCACGGGCTGCCTATGCATGGTATGCGCCGAAGCCGGGACTACTAGAGAGCCGCGAGCCAGTGCCGTTGAAACTAGGCGTGACAGTCAGGAGAAAGCTGACCTGATGGGTCCGGGCAACCGGGCCTATCGGTGAGCTTGTTTTCTTGGAGGGAACATGACAGCATTTTTTCCTGGAGGGAACATGGCAGCCTTGAGAATGCT